TTAATCCATTATGGATCGCATTCACTCTATTTTTCGGTGGGCTTGGTATTTGTCTTATAATACTGGACTCGATTGCAGGATACTTAATGTGCTATGGCGTATTAGTTTGGTTGTTTATAGCAAACAATACAGATCAACTGTTTATCGAAAAAGAAGATGAAGAAGAGGATTACTAGTAATGGAATACTTAACATATGAATTGTTAGAAAGAATTGGCTTTGGTTTCCTTGTAGGTGTACTTATAGGAATTATGCTGATGCAAGCGGCCGCTCTAGTGTGGATGTTCTGGGATATGTTTATACGTAAGGATATGTAATGGAAAATTATGTAATGTTAGATAAAGCGCTTACATTTTCAAAACGTGCGCACGCTAATCAAACCCGTAAGTATACAGGCGAAGAATATTTTTCGCATTGTGTAGCGGTTTCTGATATGATCGAAGAGCATCTTGATGAAAATCCACACTATACTGATCCTCATGGTCCAAACCCCGTTAGTGTTACTGTGGCAATGGCTGTGGCGCTTCTTCATGATGTTGTGGAAGATACATCATTTGATCATATGGACATCAGAGAGCGGTTTCCAGATGAAGTTGCAAAAGGTGTATGGTTTTTAACCAATACCGAATTGTTTGTTGGCAATCGTGCACTTCGAAAAGAACTTGATCAAGACCGCTTAGCAAAAGCACCAGGTTGGGTAAAACTAATCAAGAAGTTTGATATTGAGCACAATCGCGAAAGTATCAAAAAGCATGATCCAAAGTTTTATAAAATATTCAAGCAAGAAACTGATGAATTGCTTGAAGCTATGGGTATGCACGACGACGAATACTATAATGGTCCAGCTGATATTCAGCTGGCATTTTAAAGGAGGGCAATGGTGGCATCAGAAATTCAAACTCACGGATTTGAAAAGGAGGAAAATGAACATGATGTTGTGGACAAGGTTTATTTAGATATTAATCCTCGTCCACAGCAATCTGAAGTTGTTCAATCACTTAAAAACCAAGCAGGTGAAGAATGGAAGGCTAGATGTACTGAGCATTATGCTTGGAAAGCAGCTGAATATATTATTGAACTTGAAAACGTGTTAGAAAAAGAAAAAGAAATACAAGATCATATGTGGAAATCTATAAGTCGTATTGAACAGCAAAGAGATGAAGCAAACGATACTAATAAATTCTTAAGAAAACTTATTAACAAGTATCATTTAGAAAATGATGCATTTACCGGAAAGGGTAATATTAATGACTGAAGATCGTGATAACTATATGAATATGCTTACATCAGGCGTATGTGAAGTAACCTTTACAAAAGTAAATGGCGATAAGCGAGTTATGACTTGCACTTTGCTAGAAGGTATGATTCCATCTGCTGAAAAAGATGAGCCTATTACTCAAAAGAAAGTTCGTGCTGTAAATCCTGAAGTCATTCCATGCTGGGATACTAATGCAAAAGGCTGGCGTTCTTTTCGTGTTGATAGCGTACAAGAATGTAAATATGTTTATCGCCCAAAAGTTTATTATGTATAGCCGCATTTAACTATGTACATTACATTAAAAGTGTGATAGATTAGAGTAGGAAGAATCACTTGTCACTGAAAGGACAAACAAATGACTATATCTATATGGGGTGATGATAACATCGACGAGTGGTTGACACAAGTAGAGATAGCATTAGACGAGTGGGATCAGGGCGAAGTTTGTGAGAAAGGAGTATACAATGTCTATGCACATGATTCGAGGCGTGCAAGTACACGGAAAATCAAAAATCAAAAAGAAGCCGGGTTGGAAAGCAAGGGAAGCTGAACATCAGGCTTTTCTTGATCGTATGGGCGTGAAAGGCACCAACCAAGACTATCGTCATGAACGGCCAAAATTTAAAGTTTCAAGAGATCAATTATCAAATAGTATTGATAATGGTACGCTAAAAGAAACGAATAAATATACAGGTAATGAGATTGCTGGTATTGTTGTAACACATAAAAGTAATCTTATGCCAATTCGTAAAGACAATAAACAGGCAGCAGTTGATGCGGCGAGTATGCGTAGATGATTTTAGATAAACATGTTATTAGAATAATTACTAATAATGTAAATATGACGGTGCCATATTATCTTATGGCATCGTATGCTTATTATGAGAAAGACGATCCTATATTGTCTGATGATTTTTACGATAAATTAGCAAAGAAAATTCTAAAACAGTGGGATAATATTGAACACTATCATAAATATCTATTGAGTAAAGACATGTTAGAAGCTGGTAGTTATATCGGAAAATATCCAAGCATCGTTCTTGAAGCGCTGGATAACTTAAGAAAGACCGTTAAGAAATGAATCAGAGCGATAGAGACTTTATTATTCAGACAATTGAAAGATTAATAAATGCTCCGATTCGTACGCTTACAAATGCTGAAATATCAAGATTAAAAGGTTTAATTAAAAAAATATGATTACAGTTGAACATGAATTTGATCACAGTATTATCACCATCCTTGATAATGAAGGAAAGACTGATGACGTAGAAATTATTGTTGATGAAGAATTATGCTATATTCGGCAATATAGCGCAGACGATGATTTTAATATCGTAGTAATATCGCCATACATGTTAAAAGAATTGATAGCTGCTTATGATATGGCTGAAGGTTCATACGTTACTAACGGAAAATCTTAAAAAAAATACAATCAAGCGCATTTAGCGGTGTACATCACTATTAAAGCGTGATAGAATCATTCTATGTTAAGGAGACAACGATGTTAGAATTTGGGTTTTTAATAAGTGCAATCATCGGTACTTCTTATGTTCTTGGTCGTAGAAGTGCAAAAGAAGAAAACGTTGAAGGTATAGTCGATATTGTAATTACTAGACTATGTCACGAAGGCTATATTCATTATGAAGAAATGGATGATGGCGATTATGACTTGATTAAGATAAAGGACTATGATAATGGTAGCACGTAAGACAGCAAAAAGAGCTAAAGTTAAACCAACATTTTCTCGACGTGCAAGAACTGGTTTTGCGGCTGCGCCTCAAGATAACTTTCGTAATTTTAATGATTACGTCCGAACAGAAGTTGATAAGAAAGATGTTATAAGCAAGATTAAGTCTTATATCAGAAAAGTTGTTCCTAAAACTGATGCCAGAATAGCCATGGAAGCGCCTGACTGGTCCTTTGCGGGTTTACCTTTATTGGCATCTACTATTGTATGGAAAGAAATGGATAAAGAATTCCCAGCATGGTGGGATGCTGATAAGGTTCTGAAAAAGCATGTAAAAGAATTACTAGCCCGCGGTAGAGCTAAACAAGCTGAAAAGGCTAATAAGCCAGAAGAAACGGGTCCAGTAAAGAAAACTATTCAAGAAATTATTCAAGAGCGTACATCCGAATTCATTGGCGGAATTGATAATATTGTAGATAATTGGGAGACTGCTGGCGACTATTCAGTCTACGATGAATTAAAGAAAATCGATGCTCCATATAATATGGCTAAGACTGCTCTTACGTATTATACGCCTCAGATGAATGAAATCAATGAGCTTGTCAATGATAAGCCTGAAGATCTTATTGAAGCATATTCAAACTGGTCGACATCACGTCGTAAAAAATATTTAAAATTTCTTACCGAACTATGTGCTGAAATCGAAAAGTATATGGCTTCGAAAAAAGCTTTGCGTGCTACTCGTAAACCCAAAGTTAAAACTGCAGACAAACAAGTTGAAAAACTTAACTATGCAAAAGAGTCGAAAGAATATAAGCTAACATCTATTACGCCTACTTCAATTATCGGTGCAATGCGGCTTTATACTTTCAATACGAAATATAGAGAATTAACTGAATATGTGTGTCAAAAGGCAATTGGCTTTGAAGTCAAAGGTACTACTATTCTTGGATTAGATGCTGACCTATGTCGGAGCACACGTCTCCGTAAGCCTGATGAATTTATTCCAGCAATCTTGAGTAAATCATCAACACAGATCAATAAAGAATGGTCAAAGCTTACGACTAAAACATCAAAAAATGTTAATGGTCGTATTAATAAAGATGTTATCATATTAAGAGCTTTGGCAAAGTAGAAAGGAATAAAATGAGCGAAGAAATACAATTTATGAATCGTGCAAAATTTAGTAAAATTATTGAATCACAGGTAATTGATAAGAAGCTATCGTATATGGACGCAGTAATTGAAACATGTGATATGACAAATATCGATCCACAAGATGTTAAAAAGTTTATCTCAAAAGTAATTAAAGAAAAAATCGAGGCTGAAGCGATGAGTCTTAATTTTTTACCAAAACAAAATGAATTGCTATTTGAATGATACGTTGGTACGATTATATAGCAGTGGCCATCATGACAGTGTTTATATTTCCGGCTGCAATAATGATATTACCGCCAATAATTAATTTAAATGCTATTATACCTCTATATGCTTCTTGGTATATGTGGGTAATGTACTGCGATAAAAGACAGAGTATGGAAAATGACAAATGAGGAAATAAAAGAATTTATTAAAATGTTTAAAGGAGTGCTACCAGACCCAGACAACTATCCGACAACTTTTGACTACTATTATCAACTATATAAACATATAAAACAAAGGAACTAAAATGCTTGAACTAATTATGATCACAATGCTCTTTTTGAATGACAATGAAGAGTTTTTTAATGCCGGTCCGGCAAATAAAGAAGCTGGCCGTACATGGCAATATACTGGAACTCAACCTGTTCCTGAAGGCCATGTTGCGATCCCATCAGTTAATCCAGATACTGGTAAAGAAACAGTTATTTTTATCAGAAAATAATGATATATAATAGTGTACAAATCGTACAATATATTGTATAATAATTCAGTAATATAAAACATAATTCAGCAAATATAAGGAATATAATATGTCTTTTGCAAATCTTAAACGTGACCGCGGTCAAATCAACAAACTCGTTGCAGCAGCCGAAGCTGTTGGTGGAGGGGCTTCTTCAAATAAATATACAGATGATCGTATGTGGAAGCCTACTGTTGATAAACAGAATAATGGTTATGCTATTATTCGCTTTCTTCCAGCTACTGAAGGTGCCGAACTTCCATGGGTTCGTTATTGGGATCATGGTTTTAAAGGTCCAACTGGTAAATGGTATATCGAAAAATCACTTACATCTATTGGTCAAGACGATCCAGTCGGAGAGCTTAATAGTAAGCTATGGAATACTGGACTAGAAGCTGATAAAGAAACTGCACGTCGCCAAAAACGTCGTCTACATCACGTATCAAATATCTTAGTTGTATCTGATCCGGGTAATCCTGCTAATGAAGGTAAAGTATTTCTTTATCAGTATGGCAAGAAAATCTTTGACAAATTGATGGATGCAATGCAACCAGAGTTTGCAGATGAAGAACCAATTAATCCATTTGATTTTTGGTCTGGCGCTAACTTCAAACTAAAAATTCGGGATGTTGAAGGCTATCGCAATTACGATAAATCAGAATTTGCTCGTCAAGAAGCATTGTCTGAGGATGATACAAAGCTTGAAGGAATTTACAATTCCATGCACGATTTAAACAAGTATGCAGAAGAAGGATATAAATCATATGCTGAACTAAAAACTAAGCTAATGAGTGTACTAGGTGAAGCAGCTGTTGCCGGTGCGCCTACCATGGCTCAAGACCGCAGTCTCGGTGAAGAACGCCCCGCGCCTGCTATTAAAGCAGCTCCTGAGCCGGCAATAAATGCAGTATCAAGTTCAGATGATGAAGATGATATTATGTCTCATTTTGCTAATTTAGTTAATGATTAAATATAACTGAGAAATGCCGGCATTAAGCCGGCATTTTTTTTATTAATATGCGTAAAGCTGTTGCCTATTTGGTGGTCCCCATCCTTCAAATCTAGGATCCATTCTTGCAAAAGAAGATCCAGCTGGAGCATTTGGTATAACTACTGGTGCTGTTGATGAAGTTGTGCTATTGTCAATGTTTCCAATTAATACGCCCTGGCCCTGACTTCTTGCACCTTCTAAACTAAAATAGGCATCTCTTAATTCATCAGCAGCTCTTTGCTCAGAAGGCATAAGTTTTTTTCCAACAGCGTCACCGGTTAATGCATTAAACAATGCAACCCCAGCTCCCTTTAGAGTTTGATCTTCTGGATCGGTGCCAACAGCAGCAACAATACCTGTCTCTACTGCCTTCGCGACAGTTTTCGCGACTTGTGCTTCAAAACTTTTAACTGTTGGAAGTGTGCCAAATGCTTCTCTTTGATATTCTGCATTCATATCGAGGAGCGCGACAGGCTTTGCTTTTAAACCTAATGTTTCTAATATTTTATTTCCCATTGGCATATCGCCAATTGTACTTACAACATTATTTTTTATGTCTGCAGCCGAAGGAATAAAATCAAATATCATATCTATCAGTCCTTGTAATTTTTCTACAACTGATTCAACAATTCCACTCATCATTTGTTTACCTTCAGTAACAATATCAGAAATCATATTAGGAATAAAACTAGTAAATATATTTTTTATCCCAGTCCATATAGAACCATTTGGCTGTGGATCCCCTTCGGCCCCTTCTGTTTTAGCAAATAGGTTTGTAAATGATGTTACCATCGCCGTTATCTTTGCAGGAATAGCAACCGTAAATACATTTTTCAAATCATCCCAAAGAGCACCGGCTGACAGTGATATACCTTCTTTAAAATCTTTTACTATACTTTTTATTTTATTAGGAAGGGCTACTGTAAATATACTTGTAACACCACTCCAAGCTTTTTGGATCGTACTAAGTTCACCAGTTTTTCTTATAGCCATTGGATCTTTATCACCAAATCCCATCAAGCTTTTTATACCTGTCAATACGCCACCAACAGATTCTACTATATCCTCCATCCAACTACCTTGGTATGCTTTACTCCAAGCTTCTTTAAGTGATTTACCAGAAAATATATCCTTAATGAATACTACTACACGTTCCATGGTTCGAACTGGAGCCATTAATAAGCTTTTAAATAATTTTTCAAAGGAAAACTGTTCGGCCCAGATACCAATTTTTCCTATCATAGATCCGTCATCCCATTTACCGTCGTCACCAACTCCCCATGGTAATAGTTTTCTAAGAATCCATAGCATTGCGTTTTTAATTAAATCAAATGGTGCTCCAACAAAATTAGATAACGCAGTAGTAAGTCCTTCAGCAAAAGCCATCGCCCAGTTCTCACCTTTTCCAGTCTCTTCTTGAAATTTTTTAATTCCTGCGAATGCTGACATGAGGACACCAATAGGCCATAATACTTTATTGAATATTCCTTTGAATAATTTAAAAACGGCTGATCCCTTAATAGATGATCCAACAGAACCTATTGATGATAACATTTTTCCAAACGCTCCACTCATTACTTCTGTTATAGCAGACCCGGCTGCCCGTAGTGGTTGCAGTATCTTGCTTATTCCTTGAGTTACTCTATGAACTATGGAAACTGGTTGAGCCGTAAATCTTCCACCGGGACCACGGCCTGTAACGGGTTTTCCGTCTATACCAAGACCTACCATTGAGTAATATCTAGCCTTTAATCCGTTCATGAAGTTTGCCATTCTAGTAGATATTTGTGTAGTAAGAGGTGTTTTCAATTCGCGGCTGCCAGTGTTTAACTGCCTAGGTCCTGCTCCTTTCATATCACCATCAAATCCAAACATTCTTAATGCAGATCCTCTTAACTTAGCTATTTTGTCAAAAAACCACATAGAAAAATTAGCATATGGAGCAGGAACTAATTTTCCAAGAAGTTTGTCTGCAGTTTTTAACGGTATAAGTCCTTTTAAAGCTTTTCCTATCTTATCAACATTTTTTATAGCTAATTTTTCCCACCCACGAAGGCCAGCAAGGGCGACACCTAATGCTGCCAATCCAGCAGTAAATGCAACTATTCCTTTAATTCCAGGAATGTTTGGTAAGTTAAGTCCGGACGTAGTAGAGCCACTAGAGCTAGACGTCGGTCGGCGAGGAGCATTAGATGCTTGCTTTGCTTCTCTCTCTGCTTCTATACGTCTTCTTTCTGTCTCAGCAGCTTGGTCTTTCATAAAATCAATGAATTGTGTAAATTTAATATTTAATTCTTCAAGCGAATGACTCTGCTTTGCCTGAGATCTTATATCTTGAGCGTTATAAGCAGCCATGTGATTTGCTAGATCGTTTAAGTCTTTTATTTGGGCCATCGTTTATTCCTACTGCTTTTGCTGTCGCTCTTTGTGTCTTCGCTCTTCTTCTTTCATATGATCAATTAACATCATTAAATATATTTCTCTCTCCCAGGGTATCATATTTTCTAGTTCAGTAAGTGCATAATTATGATCCTGCATCATCCTAAAATTACTTTGATAGTAGTGTAGGAGATTTTCATGGGAGAGACATATTAAAAAAAATCGGCCATTCCTTCTAGTTTCTTTTTATTATGATGACCGCATTCTGAGCAGTCAAACTCAACATCTTTCATAACAGTTGGCATTTTATCAGTATAATTTTTAATCTTTTCAAATTGCTCAGTGTTTAAAGATTCAATAAAATTGGTAATTGCTTTTGAATCTTCGTCTTTAACAATAATTCTATCATCTGCTGTATTAACATATTTAATACAATAACCTAACATACGAATTGACATATCAGAAGCCGACATGTTAGTCATTGTCGGATCATTTAAACTATTGAAACTTGGCCATTGCATTTCTAAAGATATGTCGTCAGTTAATTCAATAATGTTACTAATTTCTGGAAGATCTGGTTTTGTATCAATTAAATTAATAGCCAATTCATTTGATGTTTCACACTCCTCACACGCCACGCCGATTTTAGCTGTTTCACCTACAGACTTAGATCTAATAATAATAAACATATATTCAATATCAAAAACTGCTAAGTCATTCCATTTAATATCAGCTTCCGGGTCAACACACGCTTTAATTGTATCAACAATTGCTCCAAACATTTGTTGAGCATCTTGTGATTCAAGCGCTATCATTAAAACTTTTTCTTCTCTTACTAAGTACGGTCTAAATTTTATAATTTGACCGGTAGTAGGAATACTCATTTCATATTTGGGTTTATCATTTAGTACTGGTAGTGCCATTATATTACCTCATTGTTTAAAATTATATTATTCATTTAACCTGGATCTTTCCACGGTTTCTTTTGACCATTAGTTCTACTAGTTTTTAACGATCCTTTTAAATCTGGATTAATCCATGTGCTTTTCTTTACTGCTGCTAACAACGGATTAATGTTAACTATTTTTCTTTTGGATCTTTGGCTTACATAATTCTTTTCACTTCTCCAGTTTGTGTAAGTCATAGTAATTGTAACTTCAACAGTTCCATTATTATCATTTGCTAAATCTATTTGAGCAAGCGCAATTGGGAAAGCATCCTCTAAAACGACGCTATATACTACATTTCCATTCGAATCTAATTGATGAATGACTACGTCTTTTGCATAACCACCAAACCGGCCTTTTTTAAACTCTATTTCATTAGTATCTAAATCAATTTGCCTAGACATCCATACTTCAAAATAGTCTCGAATTTTATAATCATTTGTTTCATAAAATGAGAAATTGACATCTTGAACGCTATATCCGTACGAAACTTTTTCTGATTTCATTCCGATTCTTCGATCGTTGGTTAGTATGCTTCTCATTGGTAATGTACAAGATTTGCATAATAAATTGACATCGCCGGTAGGATGCATACGAGCATGATCACCGGCTTGCTGTATCACATCATCAGGAGGCACGTCGGCGGCAACTTGTGAAACTATTGCATTTGGGCCAAGAGCAGGTAATTCAACTGCAAACTTATTAGGTCTTGCAAGACCTTGTACCATCATGCTTTTAAATCTTTCAACTCCTAAGTCAACTTGTTTCATAGCATCCCTCTTGAGTTTCTATACACTTCTCTGCCAGATGCTTTATTCCAAGACGCAGTTGGAAGAAAGGTAGCTATCTCCCACTCAGGCGCGTGTACTTTTGCTAATCGACTTTTTAAATGTTTTTTAAGATAGTGTTTAATAGTAGGTTTGTAATATTGCATATTGCTAGCCGCTTTTACAGTAGCATACGTGACATTAAAATCATCATCTGACGCTGTTGTCATTAATGCATCTAGGAATTTAGCCCTAAGAATTGGAGGTAAGTAATGTAGATTCATCCCTAAAAAGCCTCCTTTTGCTTTACCGATAATAATAACAAGTGGAAAAGAATCATAGAATGGCAGTGTTTCTTTATGTTTAGGATCATAGAAAAACATACACATTTTACCAATATCGGTATTATTACTAAGAGTTAACTCTTCTTCTTGCATTAATGCGCCTTGATTAATTCTGCGAAATTCTTTTCCTCGCATTGTAGTTATTTTTTTACGGAACCACTCGCGCGACTCCTTGGTGCGAGGAGTGATCCCTGCACGAAAAGCTTCTAATTCTAGTTTTTTAAATATCTCTGTCATGACTCTATTTATACTTTTTTCTTAGGTTTCTTCATTGTCGGCAGAGGTTTTAAACTTTTGCCCTTTGGTCTTATTCCCATTTTATCAAGAGTATTTTCAGTCCATATTTGAAATTCCCAATTGCGGTCATTTGCATAATTTTTCGCAGCTTTCCATTTATTCATATTTTTCACATAAGTCAATCCTTCGGTAATATAACGTTTTGTTTTTTTACCTGGATTTTTCGGAGGTCGTGTTTCTTTATCTGGTTTGATTTCAACCAATATAGTTTTTTTATTCTTAAATGTAATTTTAAGATCAACAAAATATCTATGATATTTTTTATCAACTTCATACAAATATGGTACTACAACTTCTTCGCTTGACCATGATATAACATCACTTTGCTCATCACACCATTTAAAACAATGACGCTCCCACATTGATCTATACACTATATTGGTATAATCTCCTTTATATTTTTTTGGATTCTTTGGTTTAAATTTGCCTGAGTATGTTTTCATAGTTTCCTATATAAATATAATTAAGATAATTTAGACTTATTTATAGGAAATTCTAATATGGTATTTGCAACAGATCCGGCTACTCACTTAAGAGGCGACAAAATTAGAGCTGCGAGAGTTGCAAGAACGGGCCTTGATTATGAAATGCAAACCCCACCTCACACACCACCAAGATTAAAATTTCCTCTTCATAACGAAGATGAATATCCAGCATATATTTTATTTCAACCAGTAATTACGACACCACCAAATTTAGGAGGCGGCGCTTCAGGTGCAATTGGAGAAATGATAAAATTTATAAGTGATACGACTTATACAGCTGCTACTGGTAATGCCGTTGTCGATGGCGATGCCATAGGCGAGGATGGCATGTCTGCTGTAGAACGAGAGGCCGGGGCTGGCGCAGAATTTAAGGCTCAATCTATACTTACAAATGAAAATAAAACAAATTCTAGATCAAGTTGTAAAATGTATATGCCTTCTAGTATTGTTTTTCAAGATGGTGTTAGTTATTCAACTGCTGATATTGGTTTAGCTGGCGGCGCAGCAGCTGCAGGAATGGCTAGGGGTGAAGGAATGATAGAATCTTTAGCATCTGGTGGGTTTCAATCATTAGGAAATCTTTATGATGCATTAAAAGGTTCAGTCAGTCAAGATGCTGCAAGACTTGGTGCTACACGACTTGCAGGTATGGCTGGTAAAAATGGAGTAATAGATGGAGCAGTACGAGGAACATTAAGAACTTCGCCTGTGGCTAATATGACTATGCTATTTGATAAACCTCAACTAAGAACATTTTCTTTTAGCTTTAAAATGCAACCTGTATCTGAAAGAGAAGCAGAAATGGTATCAAAAATTGTTAAATTTTTTAGAACTGAATTATATCCAGATGCATTTAATACAGACACACTTGGTGGAATTAGTGTTCCATTTGGTTATAGATTTCCAAATGAAATTAAAATTAGTTTACATTATGGAAAGGGTGATAATAGTGGAAAAAACTTTATAAAATTTAAACCATGTTATTTAACTAATTTTCAAGCTACATTTAATGCTCCTTCTGCGGCTTTTTTCAAAGGTGGTCATTTTCAAGAAACCACTATATCCATGACCTTAAGAGAAAATGAATTGTTGAATAAAAAAGATATACAGGACGGATTCTAATATGGGATACTTTGCAGGTTTTGATAATGTAAGATATAAATTTGGTGAAGAAGATAACGCATTTTCTATCTTTCAAAACATATCTTCTTATGCTGATATAGTAGATAAGTTTAAAGATTCGTTTCAACATTACTTAAATTATGAAATTTTAGAAGGAGATAGACCAGACGTACTATCTGCAAAAATGTATGGCGATCAGAAATATTATTGGACATTCTATTTAATGAACGATCATCTTCGAAGACAGGGCTGGCCATTAACTTATAGAAACATAAAATCTCAATTAGATCAATCTTATCCTAACACAGTGCTTAATTTTCGTACAGATGATAATGGTGTTCCACATATTGGGAATCCAACTAGTACCTCAAACTTAATTAATATATTTAAAGTAGGATCTTTAGTAGAGGGTACACAATCCGCCGCAAGAGGCACGGTTATTAGAAAAAAATTAGATCTTGGTCAAATAATTATTAGTGGGTCTGTTGGTTCTTGGATACCAGGTGAAACAGTTAAATTTGATAGAATAATTGCTAATCCTTTAGCATTACTAGATCCAGGTGCAATTATACCTTATCCAGATATTACTTTATTTGAGAATGCTCGATTACATTCAGCATCTCTTGAAATAAATGCTTCACATCATCATGAAGATGCAGATGGTAATTGGGTTGACATTAATCCACTATCTGAAAATCAAAGTG